CGCCGATCCGAATTACGTCAGTTTGACGTTTCACATGACTTCCAGCAATCGGGACAAGGTAATGGCCCGGCTGGCGGGAGTGCAGGCTGAAAACGGGCTTCAAAACGTGTCGTCGGCCCTGATCTATTTGGCGACCCAACCCACGGATACTTGAGCGTCATGCGATATCTGATAGTTGGAACCTCCAAGTCTTCCGAGTTCCATGCACAGGCCCTTGCCAACGCACCAGTGCATGGCGACTTGTTTATCTGGGACTCGGTCTATGATCGGGGGGCCTTTCTAGCCGCCGCAAAAAGTGCAGGGGACGCCCCCGCCGTGGTCCTATCCCCTGCACTTGAGTTCACTTCCGATTTTGAAATCAAGCTGGGGAATGCGGTTTCAGATTACCCCGACAGAGTGATCAATTTCTTTTCCCTAAAGCCGACTGTCATAAGCACTAGTCTCCTGTCCGCAAGCCGATACATGATGAACCGCTGCACTTATTTTCCCGCCGGTTTTCTATCCAAAATTCTGGCGATGTCCTCTGACTTGAAGGGGCGCTGGGCCGATGAAATGGTGCTGTCTTACCTTCTAGTTACCCAAGAGAAATTCATATCGCATGTGCCAAGTCTGGTGCAAACTATCGGACCCGCCAAACGTGCCAGCTACTTTGAGAAATGAGGAATTATGCCTGTTGTAGACCTTCTAGTCCAAGACATCATGGACCTGCCCCCAGACAGGGCGAATGGGTGCGACATCACCTTCACCGACCCGCCGTGGGAGCAAGGCTTGGTCAGGATGTTTGAGACGATACAGCAGAAACAGACTGGCATTGTGCCGCCCGGAAATGACATCAATCTGATCTTGCAAAAACTCGCCGCACTGGCCCCAGCCGACAAACCCGCCTTTGTGGAATATGGCTTGAAGGGCTATGAACGAGTGATCGTTCACATGGAAGAAGTAGGACACTCCTTGCACCGGGTCCAACCTGCCCTGCAAGTAAATGGCAAGCCCTACGTCATCTTGTGTTTCAACACCGACCTACCGGAGTTCAAACGAGAGCCGAAAAACTGGGACATGCTCAAGTGGGTAAATGACTACCACAAGCCCGAATGGGATTTTGAGCCGTTCGCCGGGCAAGGGATGCATGTCGCATGGTGGCACAAGCTGGGGGTCAACGTGCGGGCCTCTGAGTTGAACCCGCACAGGGCAGGCAAGATACAGAAGGATTACAAGCTGTGAAACTTCACCTGATCACAGTTCCAGAAAGGGAAATCAGCGCGGCACGAGTTCTATCCGTGTTCGAGGCCGTCCCAACCGTATCTGAAACTGAGGTCTGGATAGATGGCGGGCGCAATGGCCCATGGTGGAACATCCGCCGGGCGCTTCAATCTATCGCCGAAAGTGACGGCCCTGCCCTGATATCACAAGACGACATGATCTATGAGGCGGATCGGCTGAACCAGCACTTGCCTACCATAATACCACATCTGGAAACTTGGCCGCTGGTGTCCATGTTTACACCACCCCGAAAGGAATTTCACGACCTTCAAGAGCGGGGCTACAACGGCTGGGAAGCCTATGAGTTTTTCTGGGCACCCTTTTACGCCCTGACACCAGCCTTTGCACAGGCCACCCTAGAGGCCGATAAATACCTTGATCAGGGGAAGGCCAAGCACCACGACGAACTGCGCTTCTCTGCCGCCTCCCAGTTAGCTGGTAAGCGCCTCCTGACCCTGATAGGTAGCCTTGGTTCCCATGATCTGGGTATCAAGTCCACACTGGGCACTCCGGCCAAGATTGGTAGCCTCGTCAGGGACACCCAGATCATGGCGGAAAAGGGTTATGACTTCCGCGAAATACGAGCCTACACAAAAAAGGGCATTACGCCCTACCTCGACATGAAAAACTATGAAAGGTCTGCGAATGCCTGACTGGAAATTAGGAACACCGTTAGAGGCTGGCATGTCCGGCAATCCGGTGTTGCACTATCAGATAGTGGACTTGGCCGCCGCCGGGGTTCCCGAAATAGACCGGCAGGATTTGGACAAGGTGTTTGTCACCAAAGGATCGCGCCTACGGACTTGGAACCGCGCAAAGACTGAGGCCGGGGTAACGATCAAAGAGAATGATCCTCATTGGATATGCGTCAAGAGTGGCGTCGGGTTTCATGTGGACAAGGGCTTCCCCAGATACAGCTACCAACTCAAGTTGCTGGTAGACCCCGATACCTACGCACTGGGGGCAATCGACGCCGAATACATCCTTATGCGCGGCGTGTATTATGTGCTGGATACACACAGCCCTCATTCCATAGAAGTGCGCTCTAAGTCCAGCACTTGGAACTTGTCGGCCTCTATCGACAGCGGCCATTTGTTGGACACCAAGGAAAGCCTGACACGGCTGATATCCTATGCCAAGACGACCAGAGTGTTAGACGGCCTGTCATGAAGATGCACCTGAGGACCACCGTTTACGAGGAAGCCCTCAAGAGGATGGAGTTCGTGTTCAATGAGTTCGAACACGTCTATGTCTGCATGTCAGGCGGCAAGGACAGCACCGTCACCTTCAACGTCGCCATGGAGGTCGCAACCAAGCTGGGGAAGTTGCCCCTCAAGGTAATGTTTATTGATCAAGAGGCCGAATGGCAGGCCGTGGTGGATTACGTCCGGATCGTGATGAATGATCCCCGAGTTGAACCCTACTGGTTTCAGATGCCGATCAAGATCAGCAACAGCGCGTCCGTTGATGACGAATGGCTTTACTGCTGGAAAGAGGGCGAACGCCATTTGAGGCCCAAAGAGCCGAATGCGATTACCAAGAACGAGTTTGGGAATGATCGCTTCAAAAGCATGTTTTACGACATTCTGGAAACGTGGCATCGCGGGGAAAAGGCTTGCTACCTTGCAGGAGTTCGGTGTGAGGAAAGCCCTAACCGCGCGACAGGCCTTACCACGATGGCCAAATACAAGGGCATTACTTGGGCCAAGCAACCCGACAAAAAGAGGGGCCGCCTGCACTTCACGTTTTACCCCCTCTATGATTGGAAAACCACCGATGTCTGGAAATATATCCATGACGCCGATGTGCCCTACTGCGCGGTCTATGATTATTATCACCAGAAGGGTGTGCCCCTGCAAAAAATGAGAGTGTCCAACCTGCACCACGAAACCAGCGTAGCCAGCCTGTATCTGATAGAGGAATTTGAGCCGGACACATGGAACAATCTTGTAGAGCGGCTGGGGGGTGTTCACGTTACGCGGGCGCTGGAATACAGCGAAATGTTTCAAGCCCCCAAGAAACTTCCATGGATGTTCCGGTCATGGGTGGAATATCGGGATTACCTGTTGGAGAACCTGATAGACGAACACAGTCACGCCCTGTTCCGCAAGACCTTCGCCGCCTACGACAAGAAGTATGAGGGCATGTCAGACGAGGGGATGATGCGCCTGCGAAAGACCCAGATTACAGCCGTGTTGGCGAATGACTTTCACTTCACCAAACTGGAAAACTTCGATGGTCTTGCCCCGGCGCAGGGCTACCGGAAATTCAAGAACCAAGGTCGGATCGGCTTTGGTCTTTATCTCAAGTGGATTACACCCGAGGCATTGAAAGCCGCCAAACTTCGCAAACTCAAAACAGAGAGCAATCAAGTATGACCCCCGGAGTTTTGTCAGACCTACTGGCCCACATCGAAACCTTGGATCAAGCCGGGCGGATCATGGCGATAGCCGAAGTCCGCGCCTGTCTTCACAACCTATCCCCGACCAAAAGCCAACCAGTGGATTTGATCAGGTGGGTGCCTATCGAACAGGTCAGTCCAAACGATTACAACCCCAACGCCGTGGCCCAAGTCGAAATGAAACTTCTGTATCATTCGATCAAGCATGACGGCTACACGCAGCCCATCGTCACAGTTTGGGATGACGATCAGCAGATCTATGTGATTGTGGACGGCTTCCACCGCTATTTTGTATGCAAGACCAATTCGGATATCCTTGAACGCAACTGCGGGATGCTGCCCATCGTCGTAATCGACAAGGACATGAATGATCGCATGGCCGCCACCGTCCGACACAACAGGGCGCGGGGAAAACACTCAGTCGACGGCATGGCCAACATGGTATTCAAGATGCTGGATCAAGGCTGGACCGACACGGCGATCTGTAAGGAACTCGGGATGGAAGCCGACGAATTGGTCAGGCTTAAACACGTTACTGGGTTTTCCAAGCTGTTCGCCAATGCCGAGTCTTCCAAGGCGTGGAAGACCAAGGCAATGGCAGTGGCCGAAAAGAAGGCCCGCGACGAGGAAGGTTGATCATTGCAATGGAATGCGCCGAGGTGATATAGCCGATAGTGCACTCAAGATCACAGGATGACGCTAGGATGGCTGTCACTATCACTGGGCCGACGCCCGCCGCACAGAAAAAGTTCCTTCACCCGCAGGTAAAGGTTGAACAAGTGGAGGTGTTTGGCCGCCTTCGCATGTCCAAACAGCAGATCGCCGATTGGTACGGTCTGACCCGCAATCAGATCTCAGCGTTGTTTCGCCGCCAAGAACTCAAGGCCGCCTATGATCGGGGCCGCTCTGAAACCATAGTTGCTGTCCGCCAAAGGCAACTGGAACTGGCCCTCAAGGGTAACATCCAATTATTGATCTACACAGGGTTGCAGTTCGCCGATCAAGACAAGGAAGGCGGCCAATCGGAAGTCGCAGACTTTGAGCCTACCCGGTTTTCTTGGGACGCTGAAATGCAAGAGCGCATGGCCGCCGCCCGGCAAGCCATACTCGGGGATGTGGAACCAGAGGAAGGCCCCTAGTGCCTGACGATGCGTATCACCTAGCCGGGCTGGAACATGGTCTATTAGAGGGATATGGTCTGGCGTCGGCGGTAACCGAAGGCCGCTTGATCCTTGATCCCAAGAAACGGCTGGCGTATTACGAGATCATCCTGAGGGAAGCCGAGACGATCCGTAATGCCAAAAGCTACGAACGGGAGCGCCCGGTGGACGCCGCCACCTTTCTGGACGACCCCTATTTTACGGACCCCAAGACGAACCTCTGGCCAAAGCTGCGTGAGGAAATCATTCACGCCTGTTCCGGGGAGTATATCGAAGCCGTCTTTACTGGATCAATCGGGACCGGAAAGACTACGGCGGCCTTGCATATCCAAAGGTATTACCTCTATCGCCTGCTGAACTTGTGCAACCCTCACAAGGTTTACGAACTCGATCCTTCCTCTGAAATCGCCTTTGTCATGCAGTCCGTCACAGGCGGCACTGCTTACACCGTGGATTACATGCGCTTTCGCCGTATGCTGGAAAGCAGTCCTTGGTTTGCAGAGAATGCCCCGCACGAGAATGAACGCAAGGCCACTATCCAGTTCAAACACAGTGCGATCTTTATTCAGCCACTCCCCGGCCACGCTGAGGCCGCAATTGGCGAAAACGTGTTCGGGGGTATGATTGACGAGGTCAACCACATGGCCGTTGTCAAAGGGTCATCCCGCAAGCGTGATGGCGAAGTATTTGACCAGATGCTGGAAAACTACAGAGCGATCAGTCGCCGCCGGGAAAGCCGGTTCCAAAAGGCGGGCGCAGTGCCGGGGATGCTGTGCCTTGTCGGATCGGCCAATTACGCCGGACAGTTTACCGACCGAAAGAAAGCTGAGAGTGATCGGCAGATAGAGCGGGACGGCTCGACTTCGATCTACATATTTGACAAGCGACCGTGGGACATCCAGCCTGATGATCGCTTCCCCGCTGAAAGGTTCCAAGTCTTTCTGGGGGATGGCACCCGCAAGCCTCGCGTCCTTGGCCCCACAGAGAGCCTGAGTGATGCCGACAAGCCCTTCATAATGGAGGTGCCTGAGAACTACCGGAATACCTTCGAAGCCGATCTGCCGGGCGCTGTAAAGGACGTGGCGGGCATTGCGCTGCATGGGTTCAGTAACTTCATTTCAAACTACGCCGCGATCAACAAAGCATTCGGTCCGCGCACGAATATCTTTGACCCGGATTGGTGCGATTTTGACAAACAGCCCGCCTCTATTCAACAGCACACGATAGTCAATCCCAAGGCCAAGCGGTATGTCCATATTGACTTGTCCTTGAGCATGGACTTTGCAGGCATGACCATGGGACATTGTGGCGGCTTTGCCAAAGTGGATCGGGGCGGCGGGATGATTGATACCCTACCCAAGATAGTAATCGACGGTATGCTGACGATCAAGCCGCCCGGTGGTGGACAAATCCCGATTTTCAAGATCAAGAAACTCGTGTTCGCTCTGAGGGAATATGGCTACGATATCCGGTGGGTTTCATTGGACGGGTTTCAATCAGCCGACTTTATCCAGACCATGCGCCGGAACCAGATGATATCGGGCGTCCTATCCTTGGACCGCACCCCAGACCCCTATCTGTTAACCCGCCAGTTGATCCTAGATGGCATGGTTGAAGGCGTGGCCAACGATCTGGTAAAAAGCGAACTCAAGGGGTTGGTCTGGGTGTCACAGAACACCAAAGTAGATCACCCTGTTGAAGGCTCGAAAGACCTTGCTGATACTGTGGCGGGGGTCTGCTACGGTATCGCGTCAAAACGGGAGACTTGGGTGACGCACGGGGTAAACCCCATGAACTCGTCTCTGATCATCAAGGCCAAACAGGAGCAAACCGATGCCTGAGGGTTCCAGAAAGATCGCGGTAGTTACCACCTTTTCCGCCAAGGGCTGGGGCGAGTATGCCGAGCGAATGGTAATGACGTGGTTGAAGTATTGGCCAACCTCAGTCGATCTGTTCCTGTATCCGGACGCAGAAATAAGCCTACCCGAAGCGCCTAACCTCAAGATAATTTACGGGGACAACCCCAAGAAAGACAGGTTTATCGCGCTGCACAAGGACACGTTGGCCTACAACGGAGGCTTCCCCTACAACTATCGTTTTGACGCTGTAAAGTTCTGCCACAAGCCGTTCGCCCTCTGGAAATTTTTAGTGGATCATGGTGAGGTTTATACGGACCTCATATGGATGGACGCCGACACGATCACGCATTCCCCAATTACCCCCGAGGCGTTGGCCCGGATGTGTCCGGCGGGCATGGATATGCAGTATCTTGGACGCCAACACAAATACACGGAGTGCGGCTGGATTTATTTCAATCTGACAACCAATCCGGCAAGAGCCGTGCTAAATAAATGGGTGCGCTACTACGCGGGGGGCGCTTTCGCCCAACAAAAGGAGTGGCACGATAGTTGGCTGTTTGATCTAGCCCGCAACAAGACCCCCATGCGAGCGACAGACTTAACCGGACATCTAGATCGTGATGCGGGGGCCGGTCACCCCTTGATCAATTCTTTCCTTGGGGAATATCTGGACCACCTCAAGGGCGACCTGCGAAAGAGAACTGGATCACCCCGCAAAGGTGATCTATTCGTAAAACACCAATCGGATTATTGGAGACAACACCCCCATGCACAGAACAGAAAAGCAGCCGGTAGGCGGTCAGTCCGGACCAATAAGCCGTCCTAAGCGCCCGCCGCGCTGGCGCGAATTGACCGACGAGGAACAGTGGAAGCGTATTTACAAGGGGCGGAGTCAAAGGCAAGCCGCCGCACCCAAGTCGATCCGTCAGGCGGTAGGCTTGGCCCTGCCCTCTTATGCCCTGCACATGGCAGTTTCCGATTGCCACGCGACTTTCCAAGCGACAGTCCGGCATGATGTTCACATGGCCATAGTGTCGGGGGTGGCCAAGGTGTCCTCCCTGATACCCGTCAAATGGCGCGACCAAATGTCTGATCAGCTTGAACTGGAGTTCCACACTCTCAAAACAAAGGGCTTCTATCTGGGTAACCGCGAGTTCCTATATGCGGTAGCGGCGGCGACTGTAAAACTCGCAGATGACTGGCGGTATCCGGCGGACAGTCCGGCTTGCATGGCGGCTATCATGCTAAAGGAAGACGCCGAGACTGACGAGGAAGGCGATTGGAGTCTTACCAAGTCCCACGCCCTCAAGATGGTTGGAATTGCCTACAACTCTTTTACAGAGACAGGCCTCTATGCCGATGCTGAGAGCGTGATAAAAGCGGTTGACTAACGCAATCGGGGGCGCTATGTTAGTAGCTACACCACAGCGACCTTGGAGACCCCCGATGGACTTTTTTCAAAAGACTTACAACAAGGCTACCTGCACCCCCGGCAACCCCAGCCTGCACGGCGGTAAGGGCGCGGGCCTCTTGGATATGACTATCGCCGGTCTGCCGGTGCCTGAGGCGCTTATCCTGAACACGACTTGCTGGCAGCACTACCAAGATCATGGAAGCTTCCCACCCTCCGTGTTGGAAGAACTCATGGATTACATCGAGACTTTCCCTGAGAGTATGTTTTCGGTAAGATCGGGCGCACCAGTGTCCATGCCCGGCATGATGGATACCATCCTGAACGTGGGGGTTACCGACGAACTGGACAACAAATACCCCGGCTCTTACTCCCGCTTTGCCCTATCATGGCTGGGTATCGTCAAGGGCATTTCCCCTAGTGTGATCACTGATCTGAGACAGAGCATTAATAAGCGGGTAACTTTTACCGACATGGGTGCCGACATAGAGGACACCCCGAAACGCTACCGTAATCTGCTATCAGGGGTAATTCAACAGAACGAAAACATGGGTATTCCCAGCGACCGCTATTCCCAAATCATGGGTTGTATCGAAGCTGTCTTCAAAAGCTGGAATACCCCCCGCGCCAAAGCCTACCGCAAGATGCACAACATTTCCGAAACCATGGGAACGGCCTGTGTGATCCAGAGAATGGTAATGGGCACGGCCCCCGGCCTGTCTGGATCGGGCGTGATGTTTACCCGCGACCCCGCGACAGGGGAACACAAAGTGCGGGGGGAGATTGCTCTTAACGCTCAAGGTGAGGAAGTGGTGGCGGGGGAGATTACCCCCATGAACATCAACCAGCTTTTCGCCTCTGATGATCACGCGCATCAAGGCTTGTTTCACGACCTACAGGCATTGGCCTCTAAACTGGAACAGCATTTTGGCGATGTGCAGGACATCGAATTTACAGTAGAGAGCGGCCAACTATACGTCCTTCAAACTCGCACTGCCAAGATGTCAGCGCTGGCGCGGATTGTCACGGCTTGCTCACTTTCCCAAAAGATACAAAGCCCAGCTACACGCCTCACATATCTCAAGGGGCTGATACAGCGGGGGATGATCGCCAAAACTATGGTTCCCAAAGTCGACACAACCGACGCCCCAGCGCACACTGGACTGGCGGCGGCACCCGGCGCTATATCCGGCAAGATCGTATGGGCGACCACGCCCCTCGACAAGGTCACCAAGGATTGCATCTTGGTCGCCAAGGAAACCATGCCCGATGACTTCCCGGTAATGGCCAGAGCGGGGGGCATCTTGACCAAGACAGGGGGCTTTACTTGCCACAGCGCGGTGGTAGCGCGGGGCATCGGAGTTCCGGCGGTGGTAGGCTGTGATGCACTTGAGTTCACGAGCAATGGGGTGTTGATCGGCGGCGTGGTGTGCAAAGAGGGCACCGCTATTACGATTGACGGAACCACAGGACAGGTCTTTCTCGGATCGCACGAGGTAAAGAAAGCCCAACCCCCCAGAGAGATTTACGACACCCTGCACCAGATCGTGGCGCAAGAGGGCGCGAACATCCCGGTGGGCACCTATTACTATGACTGTGGCATCGGCAAGCATGTGGTCCTTCCCATTGACCCCTTTGACCCCACCCGACTTGAGCGCCAACTGGAACGCGCTTTCAATCTCAAGGCCAAGGGCAAAACCGTGGCCTTGGCGCTGGAACTTCAAGGCATAGGTGAGGACATGTTTGATCCCTCCCCGACCGCGATCTTTGACAAACTGGCGCAGGACTATGGACCGGACTTCGCGGGTCATCACATCCTTTACGGAGTTCCCAAGACGATGAAAGAATACGCCGAGACAACTCTCAACGTGACCGCGAATGTGGACGACGAAATCAGCGTAATAGACTTGCTTGACCTTCTGGGTGTAACTGCATGACAATGGGGCATGTTCATAGTCGGAATACGAGAGGGTCAGTCGATCCAGATAGGCGACAAGATCGTCACAGCAATCTCGGTTCCCCGACCCGGAATAGTAGAACTGCGGATCGACGGGGAAGATTTGACCACCATGCTATCCTGCGACCGAAAACTCGAAATCTTTCCCGGCGTAAAAGTGACCGTGGATCGCGCCGTGTGCTACAGCAGTCGGATCAAATTCTTTTTCGAAGCACCCCGCACCATCCGCATTCGGGAACTTCCCTATGAGCCACCCGAGCCACTACTCAGTTTCTGAGAATGCTATCAGGCAAGCACGGCAATGTGGCTTCCATGGCGACACAGAGGCCCGCGTAAGGGGCATCGCTTCTCACAGCGCCCCTACCCCCCATGCGAGTGGCAATGCCGCCTATGGCCCCTTTGTGTTGCTTATGCGAGGCACCCACGTTGAGGCCTTCACGATGATCGGCGCACAGATAGAGGATGACCGCCCCCTATCCGCCTGTAAGCTGTGCCGGGGTCTGATGACCATCCCCGTCCAGACCATTATGGAAGGCAAGGAAGGCCTAGCCCACCGCCCCTGTCCCCGCGCCTTTAACGACCAAGCCCCGCTATGTGATACCCTCAGGAGAACAGCGATATGACCACCAAGACCATCCCTATCTTTCTGCCGAATGACAAGATCGCCTACGTCACC